ATCGTACTCTTCTAGGTTTACACTAGATAGACAGCATACTGCTGTACGCTCTGAGGTAGTCGCAAGAGTAATTTCAGAACATAAGTTAGAGTGATGTACTTGTAAACCTAGGTCTTTCTGAAATTGGGGTAAAGCTGCCTGAACTGTGTCTTTAAACATGACATATGGCTCACCTGTTTCAACACGGTTCTGAACTAGCTTTACCCAAAGAGTCTTAGCTGATACAGTTTTTATTACTTTCTTACTATTTGGATCAATTAGATCCCATGAGTCATCAAAACCCTCTTCTCTCGTAGCGCCTTCGATTAGCTCCATGAACTCATCAGGTATAATAATAGCATGGTGGAGATTAGTAGATTTTCGGTTAACATCACCCCCAGTTGGCTTGCGAATATCCAAGAACTCTTCGACTTCTGGGTGAGATATATCCAAATATGCTGCATAACTTCCTCTTCGTGTTACGCCTTGCGAGAATGCTAACATCTCCGCATCGACTACTTTTAAAAACGGAATTACTCCAGTACTCTCTGACCCCGCAGAGGTTTTACTACCTACTGATCTAACATCATTCCAACAACCGCCAATACCACCACCTACGCTAGAGAGAAACGCGTTCTCCGTATAGTGACCTGTAATACCTTGACGACTATCTTCTGCATAGTTCAGAAAACAACTAATAGGCATACCGCGAGAGGTACCTCCATTAGTTAGGATAGGCGTAGAGAACATAAACCATAGCTTACTAGCATAGTCATACAATCTCTGTGCGTGTGCTTCGTCATCCGCGAAAGTACGGGCTGCTCTTGCGAACGCATCCTGGGGAGATGTTTCCCCTTCTACTAGGTAACGATCTTCTAAAGTTTTAATACTAAACTCTGATAGATACCTATCTCTTTTATAATTAAGCTGCATTCATCATTCTCCGTTCTATCTCGAACAAATTGTCCGAACCGATTGCATCATCGCAATATGTTACCAAGTCCATTAGCTCGTAGTTCATAAGTAGCACTTCTGCATTCTCATTAAGCTCTTGGATATACTTATAATGTCCTGCTAGTGGTACACTGTCATAGATTGACATTGCATCCCCGTATTGTTCAATTAGCTGTGTCGCCCTCTTGGGGCCTATGCCATTAATACCGGGGACGTTATCGCCCTTATCTCCAGTTAAGCATTTAAAGGATATATAATCCTCAGGGGCTACATCGTAGTGCTCTCCCCAATTACTTATTGTAACCTCTTTACGAGTTACATAAGAAAATCTATTTACACCGTCTTGAATAAGTAAGTCCCAATCTCGGTCACTTGATACCATCCAAATCTCATCTAAACCGTACTTAGTCTTTTGCTTAACGAGGTGGGCAGCAAGATCATCTGCCTCTACACCTTCGAATCTAAAGATTTTATACTCATCAGATAGCAACTCCAGTGTCTCTTCATACTCTTCAAAGAAGTCTTTAAATGCCTGCTTCTCTTCATCTGTTTGCGTAGCATACTTATCTTTTCGATTTTGCTTATACTCTGGTAATATACCTTTTCGATATGTCGAAGAGCCCCAATCTGCTGTAATAATAATATTACTGCACTTGTAAGACTGTGCTAAGGATTTTACTGTCTGTACATAATCGTTTCTAAAATCGTTTCTACCTGCGTGCTTCCATCTAAATGCTAGATTTAACGCATCTACTATAAGTGTTCTACCGGCTACACCGGCCATACCTTCATTAAAACTAAAAGCCACCTATCCACTCCATCTCTTCTACCTGCAACCACTCTTCCGCTACTAGCACATAACAATTTAGAAACTTAATATACAGATAGTCTTCTGTATGTTCAGGCTTATTCTCTGTTACTACAAATACCTTTGATCGGTCATATTTAAAAAATAGCATAGGCTTTTGATCGCCTCCTGCTGCTTGTATTACTACTTTCTTCCACCACCGTATCAGATTGTTAGTCTTAGGCTGTGTAAAAAGCTTATCTGATAAGGGGGAATCCTTATAGTTCTTTACTTCGATGCAATAATGGTTTCTCTGATTAGGGACATATAAGTCCCCTTTCAGATATTCTAGTGCACCGGATGCTGGTACTCGTTCAAACTTTAGCCCTGTAGCATCCCGTAACATATCTCGAACTAAGTATTCACCTCTAGCGCCTTTCGCCCTTGAGTCTACCATCCTCGTCCTCTTCTTCGTCTTCTTCTGTGTCTTGATTGACTACTTCTTCTTTAACTTCTTCCATATCGTTTCTGGCTTTTAAATGTCTCCACCACAGCCTACGTCTTCCTGCACTCATTAACGCTCCAATTTACTGATGTTGCCATCCTTAACTACCTCGACTTTCTCTAGGAGAGGGTGAGACCAACCATGAGATACAATATATGTATTCAAGTCTTCTCGTAGCAACACTTCTACTAGCTTCTCTCTGCCTGCATCGTCAAGTACGTTCGTAACTTCGTCTAGAAATAGTACATTGATTCGAGACTTGGATATACTGGTCATTAGCTTTCTGATTGCAATGAGAGTGGCTGTGTTCACTCTTGCAAGTTCTCCAGAAGATAACGCTAGAATATCTACTACATTTCCATTGTCTGTAATCTGTACATTAAGTTTATCATTTGACACTACGAACTCTAGTGTGAAACGACCATCTGAAAGGTCTGCGAGATATTCATTTGCAAGCTCTTCCAATTCTCCTACAAGATTCTCGATCTTGTATGCAAGCAGTCCATTAGTACTAAAAGACTTTTTAAGAACGTCCAAATTAGATTCTAGCTTAGTACACTCTGCAAGCTCTGCTTTTCCGCTTTCTAATTGAGCTTTAAACTCATCAGTTTGCTCTTGTATTACTTGGATTCGTGTATTTCTTTTTGTACGTCTTTCGTTCTCTGTTGTAGCGGTGTCCATCGCGCTCTTTGCTTCTGATAATCTTTTCTGAAGTTCTTCAGACTTCTCAGTAAGCGCATCTTGGTCAACAAGGCTCGAAGGCAGAGTTGCGTCCACAGATCGGAACAAGTCTTCCCAGTCTTTTTTAGCTTTTTGGTTAGCTCTAAATTCATCATTACGCGCCTTAATCCCAGTAATCTCGGGCTTGATCTTGAAAGCCTCTGCCATTGCATTGCTTTGCTTTGCCTTGGCATCTTCCAACATCTTTTCTTCTGCTGAAATATCAATAGATTGCTTACAAGTAGGGCACTCTGCTTTAATTGATTCTAATTTACGAAGAGTTCGCCCTGCACCCGCAGCGATTGCTTGCCAAGAGCCTAGCTGTTCTTGTAAGTGGTCATAAGACTCTAGTTCGGTCATCTTAAAGTCATTCAAAGCACCTATATCTATACTATTGAGCATTGACTTATATTGATTATTTGTTGTAATTTTTTTATTTTTATCAGAGATATTTGCAATCTCTATCATTACAGAACGGAGAGCTTGTTCATCTTCAGATGTATCAAAATCTAAATCCAACATGGGTAGTATGTTGGTATCACTCAACTTATTATCATTTAACCACTTCTCAACTGTCGCAACTTTAGAACTAATTGCTGTAGACCTAGTTGATACGTCTTTAGACGCTGCTTTAAATACCTCGAATAACTCAACGTACTTTTCAAGGTGCAGCAAATCAATAAGAAACTTCTTACGGTTAGCGTCTGTAGCAGTTAAAAACTGCAAACTAGCATTAGTATTCTGATATACTAGCTGCGAGAAGGTTTTAAAGTCAATACCTACAATGTCTTGAATAGTCTTATAGGTATTTGTTGCGGTATGACTCGATATATCTGCGCCATCTTTCTCTAATTTTACTTTGATAGAGGACTTACGATTAATATCAATAAGATACCTACTATCATCTTTAGTGAACTCTAGCTGTATACTATAGCCGTCATTCACATACCTGTTAGGTATGTCTGCCTTCTTGATGCCTTTTGAGTTCTTGTTGTACAATGCTTCTTCAATGATTAACGGTATGGAAGACTTGCCCATACCGTTAGTACCGAGGATCTGCGTTACGGTTGTATCATCGAGGCTCAATTCATTATCAGCACCATAGCTAAAACAGTTACTCCATCTCAACGTTCGCAGTGTAATCATTATAAGTGCCTATTATGTCTGGGATCTTTTCGGGTTTAATTTCAAGAATGTAAGTTAGATACTCTACTAGCTCGTCTGGTATAGACATTTCTTTATCTATAATCAATGTCGCTTCTGACTTTCTAACTACTACTTTCTTATCTAACAGTTCTGAGTTTTTTACTGAAGCAAGGTCTTGTATGTCTCCCTCTACTTCATAGATTGTGTGATCGAAATCAGTAGCAATCATATCTGCTTCATTAGTAACAGTCTTTCGGATAAGCTGGGGGAGTATAAACTCTTCCCACATCCAGCTCCAGTCTCCTTCGTTAATAAGTAGATACCCTGTCTTTACTTTATTTCTATGAAAAGAAGTAGTCATTGGACTACCTGGGTATACTATATTACGTTGGGTATTACTATGAGCGTGTAAGTCGCCTGCAAATACAACAGGAAAGTCGGATAGCAGGTCAAGGTCTATCTCTGGTTTAACGTGGGGCGGTATCTCGCCACGCACATGGGTGAATAAGGGCATTCTCTTATCAAAATGATCTATACTACCTTTTCTATGAAGATCAGCGTAAGGCAATATGCCATAGCCTAAGTCTTCATCTATATATGATATATCTACTATGTTTATCAAAGGGTTGATATCGCGAGACACTTGCTTTAACTGCGTAAAGAATGTCTTATGCTTTTTAGTAGCTTCATGGTTGCCATCATAAATAATAGTTGGAATCTTTACTCCACGAATAAACGTGAAGTAAAGTTCTAACTCTTCCATATTCGGAAGACGATCAAAGAGATCGCCTCCGATAATATGCATATTACACTGGCTCTCTAACTCATATATCTGCTTAAAGAACATTTGATAACGGTTTAGTGCCCACTTAACTGGGACATTCTTCTGTCCCAGCTTTATGTGCCAGTCTGCCGTATATAATATCACCCTACGTTAAACTCAGCTTCTAACATTTCGTCATCGTTATCCTTGCCCGCGTTACGAACACGATCCAACAACTCTTTCTGTGCATCAGCAGTAGGACGTGTCATAACTTCATCCATAGACTTTAGGTCTGTAATGAGGCCTAGTTCGTCTTCGGTGAGAGCACGAGGCTTGCACTTCAATGCTTGGAGTTGGTACTCTACATTGTAAGGC